AAAGCCTTCTGCACCGTTAGTAATGTCTTCAGCAGCGATACCGAGTGTAGGTGCTGACAATGCTTCAGTGTCTGCATCAGCTAATACAATACTAGGTCTTTGGCCTTGAGCACCTGCAACAGCAACAACAGATCCTTTAGTAATAGTTGCACCAGAACCATTATAAGACAAAACTACGTTTTCTTGTCCGATATTAAGATCAAGGTTATTACCTTTTAGTCTTGTAACCAGAGATCCATCACCACTGTCATACCATACTCTACCAACAGCACCAGTAACAGTTGCTGTCGTATCAAACTGTACATAATCAGGACTGCTAATACCGCCTGTAATGCTATCTAAACTAGTGATGTTTGTGTTAGCACCTGAGTTAGCAGCACCTAATGTATTATAACTGATTGTACGTGCTACTGAACCATTAAAGGTTGTGCCTGATGCAGCACCAGTACCGCTATTGTTAAAGGTTGCTGCGTATGTTGTTGTACCGCCTCCACCTCCACCACCTCCGGCAGCAATCCATGAAAGGTTACCTTCTCCGTCTGTGGAAAGAACCTCACCACCATGTCCTGTCTGATCAGGTAAAAGCTCACTGATGCTCATTTGTCCTTGTTTGAACATTTGAACAACAGATTCACCTGTTGACTTAGTTATATAACCAGCATTGATTAGTGTACCATTTGATAATTCAACCATAAGTTGATCATCAAAGTCTACATAGATGTTGGTAACACTTACACCATCTTTCCCATCAACACCGTCTTTACCGTCAACACCATCTCTACCATCTTTGCCGTTAAACCCAGGTAAACCAGGATCTCCTTGATCACCTTTTGGTCCTTGTGGTCCAGGCTCTTTAGTAATTGATTGGATTTCTTCTAGTTTAGCATCAAATTTACGTTCAACTTCGTTGAGAGCATCAAAGAAGATTTTATTCTTCTCTTTAGTCTTTTCAACACGAATACCTTCAATAAGCTGTTTTAGAGCTGTTTTTTGCTCTTCAACAGATGCTTTAGCAAGCTCGCTGATGAGTTGTTTGTCCATTACTTTGTCAGTTTATCAAGAAGTTCGTTTATCATATCGTCTTCTGACATCTTGGCAATGTTAGCCATTTTATCAGCCATCTGCATCTCAACAATCTTACTGTTATTCTGTAAATCAGCTTCTTTGAGCATTAACTCAGCAATCTTTATACGACGATCAAACTCTACTTGAGCAGCATTATCTTGTTCTGGTAAATTCTTAGATACTGCAGCCATTATTTTAGCACGAATTTCATCAGGAAGCAACTGTGTTTCAACAGTAGTTTTCTGTGCTTCTGCAACTTCTTTAGCTGCTTTGGCTTGTTTCTCTTTAATGGTCGCTTCTGCGTCTGCTAATTGAAGCTGAGCAGCTTGCTGTTGTAGTTGTTGCTGTTGCGGATCAGGTTGTGACATCTGAGCTAACTGACCAAGCAATGTTTCTTTGTTTGGTAACGATGATGTCTCAATAACACCCTGAAGCAGTAACGGTACAATAGGACTATTCGGACCAAGTGTAGATAAAAGAGCTAGAATCTGTGCTTGTTCGAACTCTCTAGCAATCATACCCATCGTACCTGTAGCAACAAACTCAAAATCTTGTACAGGATAACGCTGCGGTGCAAACTGCATATACCTCCATGCAGCTTTTTGTACGAACGGAATAAGAAAATCTTCTTGGAAGTTAACTAACGATCTCTTATTCTTCTTAATCAGTCCAGATACTGCCATTGCAAGCCCTGCAGTGGCTGCTTCACCACCAGAAACCTGTCCAGGTAGGTTTGCAGTGTCTAAAGTACCTGTAGCCTGCAACATCATACGCTCAAACACCTGAGCAGACTGTAGATTTGCAGGATCTGTGTTACCAAACTTAAAAGGAGCTAAGATTTCATTAGGATTACCATTTGTTAGGATGGTTTTCCCTGGTCTAATCTCAAATTTAGCACCTCTAGGAAGCCTTGTAGCGTCCACAGCCATCATAGGAGCTGTTGTAAGCCCTAAAGAGTCCACATGACTCCTAATTTGAGCATCTACAGCCTTTTGCATGTTATATGCTTTCTCTGCTGTACCTCTTCCCCAGAACCTACCAGGGATAGTATCAGCTTGATAAGCAACAACAGGACGGTCTTGCATCATAAACGGGTTCTCTTCAGCCTTTAGAAGAGCTTCTCCGTTAGCAACAACCACTAAAGCCTCAACCATATCTGAGTATAGTTCATCATTCTCATACTCAGTATCATCAGGATTGTCTAAAAGCTTACGTGGTACTAAACCATAGTACCTTAAAAGTAGTATCTTATCATTTTGATAGTATGTAAGGTCTTGATCAGGCTCTAAGTCGGTATCTACAGCAGCATCACCTAGTGAAACTGCTTTATAAACACCATCTTCCATACCTTTAATGACGATATGACGACCAACATACTCTTCAATAGCACATCCCATTGCATCATCAATACTTGTTGCATTAGGATCAATAAGAAAATTCTTAGGATTGATTGGTTTTAACTGAACAGATATACGATTATTAGCCTGTACACCAATCATAGACAGTCCAGGATTAGCAGAAGGTTGTGTTGCTGGTGCTAATTCTTTCTTTTGCTTAACAATCAGCTCACCGATACCTGTGCCGTATATTTCAGCCAAAGTCATCGTGTTACCAATGGCTTTTCTAACCTTGTCTTTCTTAAAATCTTCAGTTAAACGTACTCGAAGAAGTTCAATGTCTTGTTTGTTTTGATCTTCAGTATCATCACTGATGTCAAAGAACTGTCCTTTAGCGAACACTGCTTCTTCAAGGTCAGCTTGTTTGTTATCTACAGCTTGCTGGAGTGCTGGTGAAATAATCTTTGAACGCTCTGACTGTCTGGTTTTATCTTCATCAGCCCAGATTCCACGCCATAAACGCTCATACTCTTCCCAACGAGGAAGGAAATTCTCATCCCTATAGTTTCTCCAGTTATTACACCGATCCATCACAAATGCTACAAGAGCATTCTGAGGGGTGATCTCGGATTCAAATTTCATATTTGTGTATCCTAATAGCCTGCTACGTGGTCTAAAACTTCAAACTCGTCTTCGTCTAGGTTTTGATTCCAGTTTGCAGTTTGTATCTGATCAATATAGCTTAGCGCATCAATCAAATCATCATGAGTTTTACTGTCAGGGAACTGCATAAGTTGATCAATGAACTTATTATTCCAATCCCCTTCGTTTAAAACAATCCTGCCGTGTTCAAAGCGACCCTGTAGTGACCAAACAATCCTATCAGCTTTCTTCTTATTACCGTGTGTTAGTTCTTCAATACGAGGATAAAAGCCATTCCTACGCATTAGATCGTGCATATAAGGCATCACTGCATTCTTCAGCGCACCTTTCTCTATACCGACACAAGATACGTGGTAATCTTTAGCTGCTTTGAGAATCCTTACTGCTGTTTCTCGGACATCCCACCTACCGTGTAGAATGTCAGCAACCCACCACCCTTTTGTATTAACCTTAACAATAGCTATCGCTGTTTCATCCAGCTTCGAATTCTTCGTCTTATTCGTCTGCGAAGAATCGCTAAAACCACACAAGTCCACCGCCATAAAGTAGTTACCTTCATCTGGTTCCTCCTCGTTGACTTTAATCCATTCTTCCTTAAATATCTCGGACTGTGCAGCTTCAAACGAAGCCATGAACTCCTGTCTAAAAGCAAAGCTAGACATTGAACCTCTAGCAGCTTCAATCTCTGCTGGATCTAGCAAAGGATTATCAAAGCTAGTAAAGTGCCATGCTTTGTAATCTTTATCTCTACCACTATCACCTAACCTATACAGTTCATAGAAGTGGTTTCTACCCATTGGTGTCCCAATGAACATTGATCTACCCTTTTGATCAGCTAAAGCAGGTCTAAGGATTTGTTCGAACACCTGTGGTTTCATGTCTGCGTACTCATCCATCACTAAGTACTTCAAACTAACACCACGCATAGTCTCTGGTCTATCAGCACCCTTTAGCGATATCATCGCACCATTGACTAAGGTAATCTGCATATTATTTACATGACTACCTTTAATGACTGAATGTCCTAGCTCCAGTAGCGTAGTCCACATAATATCTCTAGCTTGTCCCTGCGTAGGAGCTACATACCAGACATGACCCTTCTCAGTCTGTAGTGCCTCTATAATCAACGTCCACGCAGCTAACCTAGATTTACCTGTACGTCTACCAGCAGCAATGATCTTAAACCTTGCAGGGTCTTTAAACACCTCTTGCTGCCATGGAAGAAGCTTAACTTGTAGATCCATCTTCTTCCTTGTAATCAATTAACGTAGTCTCTACGTCAACTGGTTCATGCTGAATCATTTCTACTGGAGACTCTTGTACTCCAGTAATATTAATAGTGATTGCTTTAGCCCCTGATGCTTGTCCTTTATCCTCAAAATAAGATACTGGAAGCATTCTATCCATACACATCTTTAGGGCTGCAATCTGATCCTTATCATTATCATCTAATGCTTTATGTACTATCTTTCTGATAATCGCATTAGAGTGTGTCAGCAACAACGAAGCAGTGAACTCTTTAATCCTTGCTGCTTCTCCTGGTGGTCTTCCTCTTTTCTCTCTTTTTATATACTTTTGTACTTCTTCCTGTTTAGGACGACCTCTAGATCTCTTCTTTTTCGCAGGCACTTTCTTCTCTTCATTGACTGCCAAGACATCATGGCTGACTGATGAAGGTAGCGAACAATCCTCATTAGGAGAAGTAATTTTAATTTCTGACATCAGATCCCTCTATATAGTTTCTCTGCTGAAAGCAGGACTTTAGGGTGTATATAATTTTATGTATCTCTTCTATGTAGTCAGTATGAAGTCTGTATGTAGTAAGTATAAAGTAAGTTTTATTTATTGTCTGTACATCGTCTGTTCATCGTTTCTACATAGAAGGGTATATTATAGCATATTTTTTAAGATTTGTCAAGTTATTTCTACTTATTCAGTCAAGATTGTTGTTCTGTACCAACACCAGCACAGATTACACAAGGCTATGGCGGGACTCCATTTACATGGTGTCAGAGGCTCCGCAGAGGCTTTATTACTAAGCTATTGATTTTATTACCTTTTATTAAATAGACTGTCTAGGCTTTAGAGACTTCTATTTTAGCTTTTTTTAAGGCTAAGCTGATGTTTTCATTTTAGCTTTTTTTAAGGCTAGGTAGCACCACAACATTTACATAACTAACCAGACCCCCTCCCCCTATGCTGCACTGCAATGTACAATTAAGAATCATTACTGTTTGACAACCACTACATATAGTGTTGAAGTCTTGTTTGACTACTATATCTAGTAGCACTACATAGCCAATTGAGATTTCATAATGTGAAATGCTAATGAGAATGCATTACTATTAAGGCTGCACTGTATATCTGTACAGTAGACTGCACAGTCTGCACTGGAGGTAAGGATGTGATGATGTAGCACCCTACAGAGTAACCTAAAACCCTATAGAGATACCTGAACAGACTTCAAAGCCTAGAAAGCTTGCACCGATCTGCACTGGTTCCACGTGAAACAATAGACTGAACTGTTGTGTTCGAACAACACTACCGTTTAACCTGGATTGTCTGCCGTTCGTCGGATACACTGAAAACTGCCTTGACAATGCAAAAACACTTGTTTACTATTACTACATCGCAACAAACAAACCAGGAAACAACCATGCTCAAATTATCAATCACTAGCAAGCTTGACGGAATACGTTCCTGGAGTCTACAAGCTTTGGACACTTGTTCGGGTAGCATCAACGTTTACACTGGCGAATTAGTTGATGCCTGCAAGGGCTGCTATGCAACCACTGGCCATTATTTATATCCTAATGTTAAAGCTCCACGTGAGCATAACAAACAAGACTGGCAGCGTGATGATTGGGTCGATGACATGGTGCAAGCCTTAGATTCAGATAGATACTTCCGCTGGTTTGACTCTGGCGATATGTACACAATCAAGCTTGCTGAGAAAATGCTTGAAGTTATGAAACGTACACCATGGGTCAAGCATTGGTTACCGACTAGGATGTACAAGTTTCCTAAGTATCAATCGATCTTAGAGCAAATGGATGCACT